TTATAGACCATCTTGACAAAATGAAGCCTCTTAAATTTCTTGAGTTAGCAAAAAAATTGAGTGATGAATTTGGCGGCATACTGTCAAAAGAACACATTGAAATTACCGAAAAAATAGATGGTTCTGCGCTTAGAATCGGGCAGGACGAAAATGGTAATGCGTTCATTGAATCGTCAACATCACCTTCAACATACACCCCAGGCGAATTTACTGCAAGAGCGGTGGCAAAAGGTTATAGTGATTCGATAGGAAAACATTTTGACGAAATTTTAAAGAACGTAAAGAATGATAAAAATATTCAATCCGTGCTTAGTAAGTTTAACGACGGCAAAGGCATTAAAATTATAGGCGAAATACTTTATCTTCCATTGGGAATTGATGAAGTAGATAAAGTAAAATTTATTCGAATTTCGTATGATAAAAATAAACTAGGTACTGAATGGACTTTCATACCGTTTAACGTTGTTTATTTTGATGGAAAACCACACCAAGATGAAGAACAAGTAAAACAAGCACTGTATAAAATCTCATCAGAACAAAGAAAATACGTAAAACCAACTATCAAAATACCTAAAGATATTGATATTTCAATTGAGTTAAAAAATGTGGACGGCATCACTAAAAAGTATGCGAACATTGAAACAGTTTTGACTTCAAGAAAAAAGATTGACGCTGATTTAAAAGAAGTCATAAAGAATGAAATAGCAGAATTTCAGCGACTACTTGCAAAGAAAATATTACAGCATGTTGAAACCGGTGCATTTGGAAAAGATTTTGAAGGCATTGTATTAAAATTGAGTGATGGAAGTCTTCTAAAAATTGTAACTGATAACTTTAAAAATACGGAATTTAAAACAAGATGATCACATTCAAACAATATATAGTTCTTTCAGAAGGCGGCAATGCAGTTCCAGGAGTGGTCGGTATTTACCAAGAAAATTCGATTGCAACCGTTAATGACATATTCAAAAATTATGGCCCTTTGTTGAAAATATCAAAAGAAGATATGGCAATACTCGGATCGACAGGTAAAAAAGCGCCCAATGCAATATCAGGAGATATTGATATTGCAGTTTCTGCTCCTGCACTCTTAAAGAATAACAGTCTAAACTCTTTCAATGAGATTATGGATTTTATTATAGAAGCATCAAAAAAGCTAGGACATGCTTATAAAGACTTGAGAAATCTAGGTATCATTTCTGTTGGTTACCCTATTGTGAATGTCGATGGTAGACAACCAAATATGATAGTTCAACTAGATTTTATGGTTGTAGAATCTGTAAAATTTGCTTCATGGTCGTATTTTTCCCCATCACATTTGCAGTCGCAATTGAAAGGTTTGTATCGAAACGAATTGAACCATGCAGTTGCCAAATATGCTGGGTTCAATGTAACAATGGTGCATGATGACTTGAAACCAATTGAATGGGACCGTATGTGGTTTGATTTAAAGAGCGGTTTACACAAAGGAAGTCAGACTCTATTAAGTCCCAAGACAGGCAAAGTTGTGAAATCACCTACAGTAAAATCAAAAGAACATGTATCAGATGATGCAGACATGATTGTGAAAGTTTTGTATGGTGATAAGTATGAAGCGAATGATATTCTTACATTCGAACAAGGATTTAAAGCAATAATGTCTCAGTCATTCCCGCACAAAAAATATCGCAAAGAAATTCTACAAATGGCTGCAGACGGAATTAAAGATAAGGGTTACCCAGTTCCAGACATTCTTGCAAATGAACTATAATAAACATATAAAGGACGGCAAAAATAATGGCACAGTTTAGAAAAGATACTCATCAATATTTGAATGATAGTAAGACAATATTTGAAGTGATGATGCTTGCCGATCAATACGGCAATCTGGTTGGGCCAGCAAATCCATCAGGGACAGCAGTCGATGCTTTTGGTAGAATGCGAACTTCATTGCCTCTTACACTCTTTGATTCATCACATCGTTATGCTGATAACGGACTTTGGGCAACATCAAACACCGCAACCACTACATATGCGTTTTCAGAAAATGAAGGTTTGGTAAATCTAAATGTTGACACAACATCAAATGCTGAAATTGTAAGAGAAACGCTCAAGACCTTTTCGTATCAACCAGGCAAATCATTACTTAATCTTAACACGTTTGTATTTTCTGCTGCCAAAACAAATCTGAGACAGAGAGTGGGCTATTTCGGTTCTCAAAACGGAATGTATTTAGAACTTGACGGTACCACTTTATCATTTGTTGAACGCACATACACTTCAGGCTCAGTATCTGAAACTAGAGTGAGCCAAGCAAATTGGAATATGGATAAACTTGATGGTACTGGACCATCATTAAAAACTCTTGACATTACAAAAGCGCAAATCATGTGGATGGATATTGAGTGGTTGGGTCTTGGAACTGTCAGAATGGGATTCATTATTGATGGTCAGATAATCCATTGTCATTCATTCCATCACGCTAATATAATCAGTACCACTTATATTACAACGGCGTCTCTTCCGCTTCGATATGAAATCAAGAATACTGGAACAACATCCGGTTCAAGTACACTAAAACAAGTTTGTTCTACTGTTATTTCAGAAGGCGGATATGAATTACGTGGTAGACAAAATGCTATAGGCACATTGATAACTGCACCAAAAGCCCTTGCGACTGCGGGAACATTTTATCCTGTTGCTTCAATTCGCCTTAAATCGACACGACTAGATTCTATTGTAATTCCCACCGCTGTATCATTCTTAGGTCAAGGCAATGGTATTAATTTTAACTGGCGACTTATTTCAGATGCTACAATAACTACAGGTTCTTGGACATCTGCTGGAGCAGATTCTTCGGTTGAATATACTATTTCGGGCACCGCAATATCAGGTGGTAGAGTGCTTGCATCGGGGTTTATTAATTCTTCAAATCAAGGTTCACCGTCACTTGATATTTTGAAACAGGCAATATTCCAATTTCAACTTGAACGTAACAGTTTAACAAGTACCCCAGGTACATTTACACTTGCAGCGACTGCCGATTCAAATACACAGACATGTTTTGGTTCAATTGACTGGGAAGAAATTACACGATAAGCTATATCATAGCCGAATACCGGGTATACCTAAATGTCTATATACATCTGTGTGATAATATGATAAATATGGTTGTTGTCAATATGGACAACTTACACATCACAGAGGTTAAAAATGACCACCACACATGCACTTCCACAAAATGTTTTTGCGAAGGTTTATAATTTGATCCAAAACTTTATGACTGAAGTTTCAAATCGTAGAGCTAAAGCAAAACTAATCAAAAAGACAGTTAAGCAACTTAATGAATTAAACGACCGCGAGTTAAGAGATATTGGACTTTCACGTTACGATATTGAACAGGTCACAAAAGAATATATGGATGAACTTAACTCAAAATAATTCAATAAATTTGTATTGGATCGAATAAAGGCGGGCTTAATGCCCGCTTTTCTTTTATATAAATAATACTAATGTAGTAAGGCTACGGCAAACCTATGAAAATGGAGATAAAATGAAACTCAATAAAAACAAGCTTGTTAAAAAGGCTGATAAAGAACTTGTTAAAAATACTGTTGAAATCAATCCCACATTAAAAGAAGCTTCCGGTAAAACTGCCGTTATTGCGTGGGGTCGCATGAATCCAATCACTGTTGGACATGAGAAGCTTGTCGACAAAGTTTTAGAAGTAGCTCGTAAATCTAAAGCTGATCCTATGGTATTTCTTTCACATACACAGGATCCAAAAAAGAATCCACTTTCATATGATGACAAATTACGTTTTGCAAAAATTGCATTTGGTTCTATCATCAAAAGTTCCGCTTCAAAAACAATTATTGACCTTATGAAGCAACTTCAAGGTGAGTATGACAATATCATCCTTGTTGCTGGTCAAGATCGAATCAATGAATTCCAAGCACTCCTAACAAAATATAATGGCAAAGAATATAACTTTGACTCAATCTCAGTAGTATCGGCTGGTGAGCGTGACCCTGATGCTGATGATATAACTGGTATGTCTGCCTCAAAGATGCGTGCATTGGCCCTAC